GTTCTTTAGAGCATCGTGGTTTAATCTTCATATGTCACTCCAAGTATCTTCCTGGCACCAAAAATCTGCTCCCGGATTACGTCTGGCGGATACTGGAGCCTGCCAACCACAGCATAACCTAACGCATTACGAGGGTCATCTTTCTCAAAACCTAGCTCTGAGAGCCTTTCAGCGTTATGATCCCACCATCTATCAAACTTTTCTTTATAACTGATCGGTCCATTGTTAAATGAGACGATGAAGTCAGAAGAATACTTACGTTGAGGACGAATGTTTTCTTCTCCAACGTAGAGGTCATCATCTTTAAATACATCCCACAATGTTTTTCCCTTATGACAATAGTTTAATCTAATGTCACCGGGTTTCCAATCAAGTGTCCAATGTTGATAGTCTGAAGGATCTAAGTCGATCAACTCAGAGTTCATGTTCACGACGATCCTTCCAGGATTGCCAAAGTCTTCATAACGATGGATCAATACGTTATACTGATCTATCGTGTGTTTAACTTTACGAGGCGCGTTCTTATAGAACTCGTTAGGGTCTTCTTGCGCACCTCTCATATCTTCGAAGTATTTATGCAGTATGTTCAACAGCTCTTGGTCAAGACCTTTATCTTCATCGATCTCATGGTCAATAAAGTGTTCCCATGCGTTGATGATATGGATGCACTGATTTAACTCATATACGACTCGCTCTTTGGTCCAATAGTAGTTTAAGTTGTATATGCGATCATTAAAGTATACGGTGCCATCCTTATCGATCGTCTCTTTCAAGAGCATAGCCCACTTATGACCAAGCGAATGGTCACACGACTCTATGCTAAACTCAGAGTTATCGAGGATGACGTTGAACTTCATAGTTGTCCGCTAAAGATGTACTTGTTCGTGATGTTACGAAAGTCTGACATCTCCTTTGCCTTTGGTACACATATCCCACATCCGCAGTATGAGTTAGGACATACCACAGTAGGAGTACGACCTGCATCAAACTGGGCTTGGAGCCATTCAAGGTAATCATCTGACTTGGTCAAAGAACAGATCGGACCTTTTCGATCTGTAGCCTTTTCTTTAGTAAACTTAGACAAGTCTACGTCTGGCATGGGAGTGCCTTCGATCTTTGCCATACATGTCTGATGGTGATAGACTGCATCTTTATCTTCTTCGATATGTAAGAAGAACCAATTTACCATGCAGTGATAGTCTTTAAAGTTAGACTGCTCGATGAACATCACGTCATCTTCTTTGCCATCATTCTTTACTGTCATGCATCGGCCGCCACAACACATCCGACCCATCTTTCTGGCTAAACCATCTTGGTCAAGTGAGATTGCAGGAGGCTTCCTTAACTGTACGTCCTTGATAGGGATACGAGTGACTTGTTCGTTCTTTGACTGCCAATGCATCTTGATGTATTGCATCTGATCTTTCTCATAGACCTGAGTCGTACGTCGCATCTTACCGTCAACGTCTTCAAACCATTCTGACTTAAACTTATTATCGTCTCCAATAGTTCGAGGGATGTAAGGGATCTCATTAGGCTTGAGGAAGTTTTCGATCAAGTCCACACACTCATCAAAGTAATCAGCATGCATCATCACGTTGACCTTTGACATCTTCTTACGAGCCTGATTCTCTTTTAAGAATAAGAGGTTCTCACGCACCAAAGCTTTCTGTTTATCAGTGCCTTCACAATGATAAGACACCGTGATCGTATTCATGTGATCGAGCAAGAACTGACCGCGTCTCTTGCTCCATGTTCCGTTAGTCGTGAGGTTCAACTCCATATATGGGTAGTTTTCTCTCAAGTATGGCACTAAGTCATAGAATGCAGGGTTGACTGCAGGTTCTCCACCTGTAAATGAGATCTTGCATGTCCAGTTACGATCTGCTCGATGAAAGTCATCATAGATCTTCCAGTACTTGTCGATAAAGTCTGCTGTCTTCTTGTACTTTTCAAATGAGTTAAATGGTGCAGTTGTAGAGTGCATCCATCCAGTGCAGTATGAGCAGTCATAGTTGCATCGACGACCAAGGTCCCATACAACCATCTTTGTTGGTTTGTGTAACTCAGAGTAGATATAATCAAGCATTTGTATATTTTGAGAACCAGTCTCGTTGTTTCAATAGGTCTTTCTGCTGATTAAACAGGTAGACGGGGTAAGGCTTTTCGTCCTTTGTCCAGTTGATAGAGCTATAGTTGCTTTTATCATAAACATCATAATCAACTTGTTCTTCGATGAATTGATCCATACCTTTATAGTACTTCAACATCCAATACTCAGGATCTTGGTCGAACTTCTTATATATGTCAGACCTATCTCCTTGCCATGACATGATGGAGGAGTTTAGTTTCGTATGAAATGTTGGTCTCCACCATGCATGGCAGAGCGTGAATCGTTCTGTAAGGAATGAGTTGCAGTCTCCTTTGATGAGCATATCAAGGTCAAAGTAGATGTTTTGACCGTCTCTAAACTTATCAAAGATCTGTAACTTATTAAAGACCTGGATCTCATATCGATCTTCGGTCATCACCTCAAACGAATCATACTTTAGGTTTGAGTACGTATCAACCATATGTTTAAGGTTGTCTACGTACCAATCATCATACTTTGTGCCAGTCTGGACACATATCACTCTCAGCATATAGATAATATCATTGAAAACATGAATATATCTATATGGACATCCGATACTCCAAAGTGATGAAGTGGTTTTGGCATAATCATAGAGAGAACTTTGACCGACTACTCGAGTCACTCTCTCCCAACCAACTCGAATGTAAACACTGGCTGATCGACGAGCTAAACCCTGTCTGGTTTAGGGATCACTCGTTAAAGATAGAGATCATAGGATCTTGGTTTGCCTGGCCTCTTGTAGACTTCTTAGCTCGTAAGTTTGACATCGAAAGGATCAGACTATACGATCCTGACCCATTCGCATGCATGGTGGCAAGAAGGTATATCGAAGAGTTTAAGTTCCCATTTGAGATACAGACATTTGAGATGTCATATTGGGACCATGAACAAGATGAAGTGGGTTGTCACTTACTCATCAATACATCAGCTGAACACATGTATGAAACCCTTGCGACTGGCAGACAGAAATATGCAAAGGCTCCAGTCGTTGCTCTACAGTCAAATAATATGTTCAACGAAGAAGATCATGTGAACTGCGTATCAAGTGCTGAATCATTATCAAAGCAAAACGGGTTAAAAAGCATCTTATATTCTGGCACAAAGAGCTTTGATCGGTATGATCGTTACATGGTGATCGGCGTATGAACTTCTTTTGTTTGAAGTGGGGTACTAAGTATGACGCTAAGTACGTCAATCGACTTTATGGCAGTCTAAAGAAAAACTGTCAAGTTGATTTTACATTTACGTGTTATACTGATGATCCAACGGAGTTAAGAGAAGAGATCGAGGTCAAGGACATCAGAGAACTACGACCTTATGATACTGATAGAGTCTTTACGTATGAGAAACTCATCTTGCTTGAGAAGCATGAGAAAGGTATGTGGATCGACTTAGATGTCCTTATACATAAAGACATCACAGACCTCGTGACAAGAGACGTAGATTCTTTCACGATGATATGGAATGATTGGAACGACTACGAATACAAGACAGCATTGAATTGGGGCAAAGGTACAGCATGTCATGTGAACAGCTCGTTCGTGCGGTTTGAGAACGCAGAGTGGCTAGTACGATATACTCATGACAACTGGGATAAGATCGAGTTTACCTATAAGTCTCTTGACAAATACTTGTTTTATCAACACTTTCGAAAGAATAACCTAGCATTTTGGGAACCTGGTATCTTCTCTAACTATAATGTGCAAGGTCAAGTATTAAAGAACAGAGTGACCTTGTTTAATACATCCCATGTCCATGCGAATAATTTAAAAGACAGAGCGATTGAACTTCATGAAGCAGAGCCAAATGTACAGAGAATCTGGAAGTCGTACTCCCTTTGAAGGTTGGATCATCTTGTATGACAGAGTAGTCTTGTTGGCTCCTGGGAATAAAGAAGATCAGATCGAGCAGTTTGTTGATATGGGAGTAGAGGTTCGTGCTCTAGACTATAACCCTAAGTTTCATCAATACAAGCACTATGAGGTCGTTGACTTCATCTTTGACGATGTAAGTCTTAAAGCTGATTGTTTGGTTCATTATAACTGTGAGAAGACGTACTATAAGATCAACTATACAGGTGACATCATACTCAGAGGTGATGACAGGCATAAGAACGGGGACTGTAACCCTATCACGTCATGCGAGCAGCTTATCATGCAGTACGAATTGAAAGAAGTGTATGATACTGTAATACAAGACTGTGGTAAGCATAAGCAATATATCGTATGGGGTAAAAGATGACCAAATGGTTTGAAATAAATGATGTTGGAAGGGTCCAACTCGAGATCACAAACTATTGCAATGCAGCATGTCCATACTGCGAAAGAGCACTTAGACCTAAAGATCAGCTTAATAATAGTTACATGTCTCTTGATACTATCAAGAAGTTTTTTGATCCCTATGAATGGTTAAGTCTAAATCAAATCCACCTTTGCGGTAATGTAGATGAACCGACAATCCATCCTCAACTCTTTGAGATGATCGATTATTTTCTTGGAGTAAGCCATAATAATTCTACACATATAACGATCTCTACGAATGGAGGAGCCAGAGACGAGGAGTTTTGGACTGAACTAGGTAAAGTATCATCTGCAAATAAAGTCAGCGTATTATGGGGAATCGATGGCTTAGAAGATACTAATCATCTTTATCGAGTTGGTGTCAAGTGGAATACACTCATGCGTAATGTAAAGGCATTCATCTCAGCCGGAGGTCATGCATCATGGCAGTTTATCGTATTTGACCATAATAAACATCAAATAGACGAAGCCAAAGCTCTCGCAAAGGAATTAGGGTTTAGACTGTTCAAGACCATATCTTCAAATAGGATTCCAAAAGAAGAACAAAGTCAAAGACCAAGCAAGATAAAACCTGAGCCAGTTAAGTTTTATAAAGAGCATGAAGCAAAAACCTTCTTGACAATACCTCCACAGACTAGGCGTGCCAATTTGATAAAGCCAGTATTTGAAAAGAAGGAATATGTAGAAAAAACTCGTGTAGATATGGTGCCAGTAGTAGAAGAAAAGAAGTCATTCAGAGTCTTTGTTCCCATACACGGAATAAAACCAAAGCTAAATACATTTAGGATTTCATTGCCTGCAAAGGGAACGCAGACGCATCCAGAAATCACTTGTGCAGCAAAGCCATGGTCTTATAAGAAACATTTTTCTCATGATGGTATCAGAGCTAACATCTATATGACGCACGAAGGATTAGTGTACCCATGTTGTTGGGTTACTTCGAAAAGAGGACTGACTGAATTAAAACAGACGGCGTTTGGTATACCTGCTGAAGATTATTCTATACATCATAATGAGCTCGTAGACATCATCAACGGAGAGATGTGGACACATATCGATGAATCTATGGATCAACTAAGATGCGGTTATATGTGTAAGAACTCTATCGAACATGAAACGGTAGACATCAATCAATATACACAACTATGACGAAAGTATTTGCAGTAAGGATCGGTGAGAAGTATGGTCCAGAATATGAGGAGTATATTGACTCTCTCATCCCTAACGTGACATGGATACATGAACCCATTCGGTATGACGTTAAGTTTCAATGGAATAAGCTGTATCCAATGTCTCTTGACTTAGACGAGCCCGTCGTGATGATCGACATTGACATGGTATTCATGAATGCTTATATGGATCTGATTGAATACCCGATCGAGAGAGGCCAGTTCATTGGTATGCATAACTGGTGGGCGACTGGCGGATGTCCTCTTCAAGGAGGGTTTCAGAAGTACTATCCTAAAGACTGTCGCTACATCTATGACAAGTTCATGAGAGACCCATCATATTGGCAACGTTATTACATTGAGAAGAAAGAAACTTCTGGGCTTGTGAACGGCGAACAGAACTTTGTATATGAGTCAGTAAATGAAAGGCTTGAACTGAAGTATTTGCCAGATCAATGGTGCACAAAGTGGAAAGCAGACCCGCAAAAAGAATGGGTAGTTAACATGAACGCTAACTACCCAGGAGACTGGCTGTACTTAGGTGAAGAGTTTAACCCTGAGATTCGGGTTCTCCACTTTCTGGGGCGGGAGCAGGTTCCGGAGCAGGTTCGTCAACCGAAGTGGGAGTGGCTGCTGCCTGTTTAGGACCAGCATGAAACATAGAGATCAATTCTAGCATATCTGTCGACTTACGCATCGCTGCTTTCCATTCACGATCAGTCGACTCTTTAATCTTTTCATGCTCAAACAAGTTGAGCTTGAACTCAAAGAACTCTTCCTTCTTATTCGAAATGTCGATGATACTTTGGATCGTGATGGTTGTAGTAGGTGCTTTATCAGCAGAATAGATCAGGCCTTCATCAGTAGCGATCTGCTTGACCAGGCCTAAAAATGCTTGACGTTCAAGACTTCTTTTCTCGTCAGTATTCTTATTGATCTTATCCACTGTAACATGTTTTAACAACTCTTGAAACTGTACCATGTTTTCATCAGCAGGGATCACTTCTTCATAATCAGTTCCATCTGGCTGAACCCATAACGTACAGACGTTTTCTCTCTCTAGATCAACAAAGTATGCTGTTCTAAGGTTCTTTTTTTCGCTTGACATATTATAGTCCTCTTATGTTAAGTACACCCAAAGGTAGTTGGTTTTAACTGATGTCGACGCTCCCGATGGCACGTCTTGTGATCGATAGTCGTTTGCGTTGACAAATCGGTATAGAGTAGTTTGACCGGCGAGCTTGGTATCGATCATGCCGCTACCTCTAATAGCGGCTCCTGTCGCAGGAGAAGTCGTAGAAACTTCGTAACGTGTACGATAGCCAACATGTGATTCGTTCGCCTCGTAGATATAATCTTGAATCCACTCAAAAAATCTACGAGCAAAGTTATTGTCTCCAAGAGGAGCAGAACTATACGGTTTAATCAAGCTTCCGTCTGACTTTACGAAAGCTGGCAATCTTCCTCCCCAAAGGCCAGTGGTCGCGTTCCAGTTTGTAACATTCAAATAATATTCCCCGGTGGTCTGAGGTTGATCTAGAGTGTTAGGGATACTTCCCGCAACATAAGCTGCAGCGTTTGCTCTCGTATCGACGTAGACTGTAGAAGCGTCCACGTTCGAAGCTCCAGTCACTGACGTAGTTGTATTAACCATATACAGGTTGCCTGCTGTCGCATCGCCAATCAGATTAGCCGCGCCTTTCTTTCCAGTAATTGCTGGATATACAAGCGTGTCAAACACGTCTTGTTTTGTCATTACTTTGATGTTTCCAGCTTCATAATAACAAGGTCTTAATGTAGTAGCATCAGTAGTGAATTTTTCAGTCCATGCTTTTCCAGTATAACCGGTAGCGGTTACGGTTTGCTCAATGCGGTCATAAGTAACAGTAACAGTAGAAGTATCTGCAGGGTTTTGATAAGTGACTGCGTTAGTTGTATAAGCACCAGCTTGCAAACGAGTATCAGTGATACCGTTCAAGTTTGCATCATTAGTGCTTTTACGCGATAAACTTGTACCCACTAGTGTACGTCTTTGTATTTCTGCAATCAACGAATCCAACTCGCCCTGAGTAAAAGATCTGGGTTGACCAGTTACCGCATCTAACCACATTGGTCTTCTCACTGCCATAATTAAGCTCCTGGACTATATATTGTTTTAAGTACTGATCCGTCTGAATCTTGGATTTCAAGTGTTACTAAATTATAGAACCGACTTGAACGAATTGTTGCGGCAGTAATCATATTATTCGTGACGCTGTTCGGAGCTACACTAAATGCACCAGTTGATGAATCGAATAAGATGCCACCTGCACTATCTTTTTGGAATACTGACTTGATCTGTGTCGCAGTAGCTCCGCTGTAAGTGAAAGCGCCAGTACCCGAATTATAAGAGAGCGAACCAAACCCTGATCCACTTACACTTAAACTCGACTTCGCAAGAGTTTGTACTGAATCTGAAGATGAATAATATCCTATAATTCCACTCGCCGAATCATAATCGATACGACCGACCGCAGTACCAGAAGTAGTAGTATTTAGCGCTGAGAAACCTCCACGAGCAAGAATAGCTACTTCAATCGAATCATCAAGGTCAACTACGATCGCATCAATACGATTGATAGCAGCAACAACGTCTGAATCCCCGCCGGTGAGCAATGCAGGGTCACCAACGTTCGTAGAGATCGTGTTGGTCTTACTTACCAGCGTTGATACTGGATCTGATAAGTTAACTATTGGTCTAGTCATTTCTTCCCTTTATGAGAGTCTGTAACATGGATTTGATTTCAGCCATGTCATCCTCAAGTCTATCAAGCCGCTTGGCTGATTGGACCTTCGCTCTCTTTACCTGTTTTGCTTGGTCAATCTTTTGTTTATTTATATTGATGATGGCACCACTTACCCGGTCTCTCACGAAACCGGGATGTCCTTCAACTTTTATGTACCGTTGTTCTGTCATGTGGCTAAGGCAATGATCCTCAAGTCTTTGATGCGAGGTACACGAGAAGAGTTTGTAGAAGTCATTACCACCTTGACTTGGAACTGACTGAATGGAGCCAACGTACCAGTATCGCCTCCTGCAAGGAACGAGTACTCACGGTATGTAACTCTGTCGTTATCAGCTGGGAGCTCGGCCTCTTTTGCGATCTCTGTCCAAACTACATCATCAAGTACAGTGTCTGATGTGCCGCTCTTATAGTATACCTTGATGTCAGCTTCAGCTGGTCTGTTCGCGCTCAAGAACACTTTAATGCCGCTAGCTGGTTCAGCGAGAGTAACCTTCTTGGTCAAGTGTTTAGCAGCGATAGAACCTTCTGTTGGGTCAGCCTCATCGATCCAAACCAATGGGACGTTAAATCCAGTAGTTGCAGCAGAGTCTTGATTATCAATGACGTTCTCAGTCAAGATCATCGAGACACGTTGCAAGTCAATGACCGGAGACACTTTTGTATCAGCAGTCGTAAGGTCGATACGCATCGTAGCAGACTTTGCAGAGATCAATGTTTCGTTTGCTGGTGTCAAGATAACCTTTGGCTCATCGAGATAGTTCTTCTCGTTTAGCTGGATAGTCGTGTATGAACTTGACTTACTCCGAGTACCTGAACCAGTCATGCGATTACGAGTCGTACTCGCATAAGATCCACCAGCAGTAAGCTTCACGCCTGCACCAACGGTTGTTTCTTCTGGTTGCATGATTGTAACCAACGGGTGAATCTCATCAAAGTGTGCTTGTTGAGACACTAAGATACTTCCGCCTCCGATAGCAGAGAAGTCTGCTTGAGAGTCAGAACCAACAGAGATTCCAGTCCAATCAAGGTCATATACCTTATGCGTACCATTGATCGCGCTTGGCACAACACCACCGACAGAATCTGTAAGTCCGCTGATCGTCACTACGTCACCATAGATGAATCCATGTCCAGGGAACAGAATGGTCACGTCAGAATCTCCAGACACCGTACGAATTCGGTTTGCTGGTAGACGTTCTGCAGCCATAACACCGTTCTCAAGGATGGCATAACCGCTTGTATCAAACTCTGCACGATACAACTTAAACATCAAGTCTCTCGTTTGGTCTGGAGTCCAAGTAGAAGAGTTTTGTGACTGGAACAATGAACCAAGTGAAGGCTGTTTAGTCACACGAGATGAAGTAGTACCAATCACAAAGTCATACGTCTTAGCAACATATACGTTGTAACCAGCAGTCTCTGCCTTCAAGCGAATCGCATACTCTCTACCTGGAGATAAGTACACTGGTTCATCAAAGACAAAGTTTGTCGGGTTAGCTTTCACCACGTCGATGTCATCTACGTCGCCGATGTCTTCGATCGCCACGACTGCTGAACCTGAGATGCCACCACCACGAATAGAGAACGCACCAGGAACAACGATCTGCGTAGGAGTACCATTTTCCATCGTCACGATCTCGCATTGGATCGGCACGTCTGCATCTTTCGTCTTGATAAAGATGTCACACGACGTGATGAATACGCCGTTGGGGTATTGCACTCTATCGATGTAGAAAGATTGTGCCAACGGATCAGAAGGAGGAGGCGGAGGTACGATCGCCACAGTAACTGAACGTGTAGATCTGATCGTCTTTTGACGGATGTCAAGCGTACCAGCTGAGGTGAAGGAAGAGATACTTGTGCTGATCGCCTCATTATCATAGACGCTCACATCCATCAACTTAAACTCGGCAGTTCCAGTACGGAATCGAATGTTGTCAGTTGCAGGGATGAAGAATGATCCAGTCAAGATACCATCTGCATCAGAGATCAACTGGCCTGGAGTCAACGGGTGTTGTGTTGCATTCTGATACGTATTGCCATAGTCTGAATCAGTCGTAGCATAAAGTTGGAAGCCACCTTCAGGACGAACCCAATCAGATACATCAATACCGTTAAAGAATGCAAAGTAACGAGTATTAGGTCTCAAGCTAACGGTCTTGAAACGCACAAGCTTTGATCTCATCCATGGGATGATCTCTGTCCGTAGCTGCTTGTTGCCGATAGTCTCATTAGTGGTCTTATCACCAGTAATGTATGCGGTTCCTACACCACCAGCAGTCCAGCCATTCTCGAGAGCTTGTCTTAAAATCTCAGATGATTGGTTTGAAACTGTTACATATTCGAACAAGTCTGGTTCATATCGAGTCTCTACCCACTCATCAGTAGCAGGAGAAAGGATGGTGTAACCCTGTGAAGTAATCACCTCGAACGGGTTTACGTTCATCGTTTCAGTCGCAAGCAACTGCTGAGCAAAACTTACTTCACTATAGTCAAGAGTAGCAAACTCACCAGTCCTACGAACATTGCCAACCAAAGACGCATCAGAGTCAAAGATCAAGCGTACGTTCTTCTTGACGAAAGGAGGCAGCAGCTGTTGTTCATCAGTGTCGATCGAAGCGCGATATCTTCCAGGGAGATAGTCTGCAAAGATTGACGTTGAGAAGTTGTCTGCCAAGAATCCAGACTTTGTACGAGGTAGACCATCAGAGTCAAGTACCAATTCAGTCTGAGCTGCATTTTCAAGTAAGGTCAAAGAAGTAAGCTCTTCAAGCTTACTCAACCTACGCTCAAGGCGACCGATGTCTTGCATCGTATAACCAAGGTTCTTGATCGAGCTGAATGAAAGGTCTGATTCACCCAGCGTATTCGCATTCAAGTTGAATTCATAGATCAACATGGACCCAACAGGAATATCAGGCACTGTAGGCTGTAAAGAAGATACACCTTGAATGTACTTTATTTCTGCACGATTAGATTTAATCGCTGCCTCTTCTCTACGAAGGACCAAGCGATCTTTACGCGGCATATAGTAGACAACATCAGTGTCGATAGATGTCTGGTTCTCAGGTAAGTGAACCACATAGTCTTCATCGTGGCTAGGATATGTTCCGTTTGAGTCTTGTACTGGTCTAAAGTCGAGTACGTCTGCCAAGAATACGTTTTGACCATCGTTCTTACGATAGTACGGGATCTCTGAATAAGGAACACCGTTATATGAGTTGGCAGAGAAGAAGTGTCCAGTACCATGTGCAAAGTACTTATAACGTACAAAGACGTTACCAGTAGGAACGTTTGTGCCAGTCTTACGAATGATTCTACCGCGTGCATAGAAGTTATCGCGTTGACCGTTATCAATCCCGAACAGAGGAGAGAGGTCGCGACCGTCTGAGTCAGTCTCTCTAATAGAGGTAACTTTATATACGTCTGAACGATCGAGGTGCATGTACCAGAGTCCAGAGCCGTCTGATTCGATATCACCACCGCCTGGTGTCCAGTTTAAAGTCTCGGTACGATCAGTGATCGTCTTTGCCTTGAATGTTGGAGTTGAGATATCGATCTTTGCATAGATCTCATAAGAAACGCCAGCAGTCAATCCGCTGATCACCATCGTACTACCGCCTGCTGCGCCGAACGTAGGACTTACGACGGCACCAGTCGTTGCAGCAACGATCCAATCACCTGGATCAGTAAAGGTAAAGCTTGAACCACCCCAAGAAACTGAGGATATGGTAATCTCGCCTGAACCGTTAGCCGTATCTTGGTATCTGCGTTGAACGATCAACGAGTTGACAGTCACACCAGTCGTGGTGGGACGAGTATTCGAGAGAGGGAATAACAGCGAGTTATTGCCCGTATTGTACAATACAGCAATGCCATCTGTCTGTTTGACGTTAACATAGTTTGTACCACTACTACCAAAGCTCTTCACCGAAGCAAAGCTTTGACCAGCATTCATCTGGATATCAAACAAGTAGTAACGAATGTCGCCGGCAAAGCGTTCACCATAACGAACTCGAGCAGTACCAATCGCTGTACCGCCTGCAGTTACTGCATTGTAAAGCGATACTAACTCATACTCGTTGATGTCAGGAATGCCGCTCGATGTATCTGCAAGTACATAGTTACCATACTGAGCCGTCACATTACGACCAGTAATCGTAGTCGTATCATCTGCTTTTGGTACGATGATACGAGTTAACGGCGTCTCCATACGATAGCCGTCTACATATGCAATACCGGGAGTGACGTTTAACAGCAAGTTAGAATCATTATAGGATTCCATCTTGGCAGTAAAGTTCTTGACGATATAGTCTCCAGATTCTTCTTTCGTACGAAGAGCCAGGATTTCGTTGATCTGATTATAATCACTAAAGCCAGCAGCAGTGATAGATTGCACACCGTTAACGATACGAGAGATGAACACAAAGTTATCTGCAGAATCAACTTCGTCTCTCGTAGTAAGGATCAATCGAATACGATATCGATCTGCACCAGGAGCAGAAGTATTAGGCACTACACCTTGGTTGTCATACAAGCCATCATCGTCGATGGCAGTAATCACATCTTCTACGACCTTAAAACCTAAGTCCGCAGTAGGATTATTCGTGTACTTACTTACAAAATGAGTCTGAGCTTCAGCAAAGACAAAGTGATCTTTCGTGAAGTATTCGCCAGGAGCAACACCAGCCAAACAACCTTGACCAGTCGAAGCGCTGCCATATGACGTAAACGTGTATGTACCGTTTGAGATGTCTGTACCATCAGGGACTCGAATGGTCGTAGCACCAGCGCTAGCTGCCGACGTGTCAGTATACTTGATGTAGAGCGTTGCGCCCCAATCATCACTAGCAACTGCGTCTTCAACTCTCAAGATCTTAAACGAGATGGTGCCATCTGCCGTAGACCAATTATTGCTTACCGTTAGGAGATCAACTCCAGCTGGTAAGGTCGAACCTTTGTCAAGCTTGATGTACTCAATCGAACGATTGATGGTAACACCACCTGGATTTACGACTGCACCTTCATTAAAGATGTTACGGGCAAAACGACCCATCTCTTTTTGGATGATCGTCTGCATCTGAGTAAGTTCTCTTGCTTGAAGAGTCCTACCAGCATTAAATAATATACGATAGTAATTATCGCTGTCGCGATAGTCATCTTTATACGTCGTCGCAAAAGTATCAGTATTCAGAAGTGTTGCCATCTACTTACCTTAGAATGTTAAGACAACTTTAATGTCTTCAGTTTGAGAAGTGCTTCTCAAGATTCGAGCTCTGTTTTCAACATAGATTAGTTCACCTGAGAATGCATCGACTGGTGCACCTCTTCCTGCGCTATCGATAGCTCCATTTGCAGCAGCGATCGTACCAGTTGCACCGCCTGCACCCGTAACGACTTCGTTATTCGCAAATGTTCCAAATCCAGTTTTTTCATTTTGATGATAGAAGATATTGTTGCTATCATCGATGTAATCTATATATGCGGATGCCGAGTCTCCTGAAATCAAGAGGTCCTTGACAAACCCCGTTGAAGCAGACATCTTGAGAGACTTTAACGCCATACCTGTAGGAAGATCATAGATCGCGCTTGAGTCTTTGAACTCTAAGTTTCTGAACAAAGAGATCTGTCTAAAGTCTTGATCAACGATAAAATCTCCGCCTTCAGCACCATTTGGTTTAGCAGTAATCATCAATGAAGTGGCTTTCATCTCAGAACGAGGATCATAACCAATGCCTTGTTGAGGTCCGATGATTGCTCTTGCTACTGCAGGAGAAGTTGGACTACCACCACTAAACACTACGCTCGCATAATCATACCCGCTACCAAGCGCAGCAGATTCATTGTTCATCTCGATCTTTACGACTGAACCGTTATAGATTGTAGCAGTCGCTGCAGCATTAACTCCATTACCACGAATGATTACTGTAGGAGCAGAACTATAACCAGTGCCACCACTTGTGCGGGCTATTCCTAACACTTGTCCAGATACAGCAGCTTCTTTGACTTGAGCTTGATAGAGTTTATAGAGGTCTGATGAGATTGCAGGATCTCCTGCAGATTCTTCCACAAACTGAACAGGCATAAAACCAGAAGATAAGAAGTTACTTGCTTTCGTTGGGCTCAAAGAATACATGTACTTCCACACATAACCGTCAGTATTCTTAAAAGCTTCTGTCTTATCTCTGATACCAGCAGGGACGTGATCAGCTCCGGCCGAATAGTCAGGAAGCACAGTAGATTGAACGATGTTACCTTCAGTATCTTTACCTTGCTGAAGGCAAAGGTAAACGTCGTTATTTTCAGTCAACACATAGTAGCTATTTGTTGGGATACCAGTGTAGTTGTCATCATAGCCAGAAAAAACAGTACCAGATGTCCAGTTGTATCGTGGGATGACAAATGATGCTGCATCGCTAGCAACTTGCTTTACGGACTGTAAATTAGATCTTGCGAGTCTCTCTTCGCGAAGAGAACGAATAGGAGTGGCCGCGGTGTCTGAAGAATCCCATGCGTCAGACTTTCCAATGCCGATATAGTATTCGTTACTATCCACAGAGTTCAAGATCTCGTTCAAAAGATCATTCGCGATCTTTTTACGAAATGCGTTAGTGATGATTGCTGCCATTTAATTTATCCTTCTTTATGCAATCGTTATCTCACCTTGGTTACCAACGAGGTACCAATTAGATCCGTCCCAAATCGTTGTACACCCATCATATTGAGCAAGTGCAAATGATGTGCCCTGAGCAAAGTTTGCAGGAGTCACAGTTGCAACTCCAGTATTCTTATTCGTAAATATCTTTTGTTCGCCTACAGTAGTTCCATTTCCCAATGAGACAGCAATACCGCTTGATGCGTCAAAGATGATATAGCCTGAAGCTGAATCAATCAAACCGCTAGCAGTCATACTTGCGGCTGGTGCGACAGCAAGCTTTTTCACTCGTACTGAGCCAGTACCTTTTGCTTCGAGCCGCATGTTGATGTTGGCATCATTACCAGTCGCAGTGATCTGCACAGGAGATCCAGACACTGCGTTATGCACAGTAATCTCGTTCACAGCAGAAGCACCAGCATCTGATAACTTGATGATCTCTCCTCCACCAGTACCATTGATCTGAGTCTGGATCGTGGGAGAAGTCAGCGTTTTATTCGTTAACGTCTGAGTAGTAACGTCTAAGACGACGATGCCGTTGGAGTTGGGGATCAAGACTTGTCTATCGGCTGTAGGGTTCACTACGCCAAGTCTTGTCTCATAGTCATCAGTAGAAGAACCTTCAAAGACGAGTGCACTGTCTTCAAGGTGAATGCCTGAAGAGACTGCACTACTATCTCCACCTCCAAGGAAGGCGTAAAGCTCTGCAAAGTTTTGATTGATCTTTTGTCCGGCAGTGCGCAGGGTATCACCTGTACCGTCGTTGGCACTTGTACCTGTACTGATCGCTTGTCTTGACATGTTTTTACCTCAGAATCTGTCTGTATTTATATCAATAAGTTGAATCGCTCAAATAACGAGTATACATTGCGTTGTCCATCGTCTCGAGCGACATAGAGAAGTCCGGACCTGGGTTCGCGCTGTCGTCAAACGTGAATGAGTTCGGCGTAAGGATCTCTGCCACGCTGGTGTACAAACTGCTCAAGCTTGTCAAAGTAATACTATCGAATGCGCTGATCGGCTGATCGACAGTAAACACAAAGTCATTGACCGCATCTCCATCAGAGTCATAACGAGCAACGATCTGCGTAAACGGAGTAGCGATAGCACCATCTCCAGTTGACAAAATGATTGGGTTACCATCAGATTCAAGCGGATTGACTGATGTTGAACTCAATCCAAATTCTTTTGTGCCTATAGTTTCTAATTCACCTTCATAGTAAAAACCAGACGGGTGAACAAACTTGACATAAAGGTCTTGCCAATCTTGAACAGAAAGGCCTGTCTTATATACTAAAGATCTGAGTTGATACCTAGCATTGTTTTGAATCCTCTTCAAGTCGCCATGACCTACATGAGATTCTCCGACAACGAACAGGTCTCTCTTCGGATAGATGACAGCTACCTCTTCTCCGAAGAACCCGCGAAAGAAGCCTTCGATCGAAACAAGAGAACCTTTGACTCGATAGAAGCGTGAGAGTAACGCAGTCATCAATCGAGGACGACTGAAGAAAGAAGCAGACTTTAAACCAGCTCCTATCTCATTTAAGAGAAGGTCAAGCTCTTCAGTTGAGTTTTGTTCTGGATCTCTTGCAACAAACAATCGATTGATCTGAGTCTTAAACGCATCATCAGCTTCGCCTTGCAAGTAGTCATAATATTTTTCTAAGAACGTGATGAGCGTAGGATAAGATTCCTGAAAGTATTCAGGCAGGACTTCACGAACCTTGCTTCTCGAGAAGCTTAGGTTTCTCCTATTCAGGTCTTCTACTGAGTGACTCATCTTTTAGATCGATGCCTTTGTATTCTGATAGTCGATGGTGGCTCTCGAGTAAGAAGTCGTTGTATCAATGTTGATGATATAGTTTCTGAGAGGTCTGACCGTTGCTTGGTTTGCCGGTAAAACACTGAGCTTCAGTTGTTCACCGACGATAGACTCAGGATTAAATGATATGAGTTGTAAGACACCAGTCGCTGCATCATAAGAGCCGATATTGTCAAGTATGATACTACCAGAAGCAAGGTTTTCGATATGCAATGTATTCGTTTTTAAAGTGTTACGAATCACACACGCTTGATCTCTGTACGTGAAGCGAGAAGATTCTACAACATAGTTCACGTCGTCTGGGTCAGCGATCTCCATCGGGAATGCTACATAATAGTTAGTCAGACTACCAATTACAGGAGTAATACGTAATTGAGCCCGTACATTCATGCGAGAATCAAGTATCGCAGGAGAAGTATTATCTACTACAGTCAATAGTTTAGATCTACGAAATACTGCATCAAACGTATTTAAGTTATTTGCAAAATAGTTGTTAATCGTATTTTGTACGGTTACTTCAGCTGCAGCCGCAGTGATGTTAGTCAAGTTAGGATCGAAGTCAAAGAAAGTATTCAGTTCGAGGTACAATGTCTCAGGATCAGAGAACACAGTATCGATAGACATAATCGCTAGGTTATTCGTTAAGTTTGTTACGATACTATCTTTTACACTTTGTTGCTGAGATGCAGTCAGACCATCTACGAACTTTAATCCCACATACACTCGACCATAGACTGGAGGAACGTTATCTTGTCCACCCCACGCTGCAACATCTCTTACATAAGAAGAATAGTTAGCAAGGATCTGGGCTCTATAGTCTTCTGCCGTAATCATACGCTGTTGAGATGCAAAGGCGATCGACGCATTCTTTTTGATAGAAGCGATAGTCTCTTTATCATTTCCTCCGGCAGCAGCGGTAACAGTACTCGTGTTCAAAGTATAATCTGTGCCATCAACGTCGACGTCATTCTGAGCCGAAAAGATAGACGCGCCATTCGCAGCCCGAGCTGACGTAGAGATGTATGTAATGACGATCTTATTTCCAGCAACAGGAGATTGACCTAATACGCTTCCGTCTCCAAAGATTATTTCATAGAACCCGTTCGGTGCTTCTTTGACTTGGTATATCTTTGATGTAGAATCGATTCGTATCGTTGAAGTCAAGCTCGTATAAGTATCAAACTCATCTGAAGTTGCTGATTGATATACATTCACCTTAATCGTAGAAGTGTCAATCGTGTCGTCAGGTATCACATAAACCTGTTCTTCACTAACCTCTCCAACAAGGAATGTTTTCGTGCGAATTGTACCTTCAATGATCTCGATATTTTCTGATCCGCTTGAGTTTACAAACGTATATGTGCCGCCTCCATCATCAGTTGCAGTATATTGTTCCCATGTCTGGAATACGTATGTAACGTCATCTATCTCAGCTGAAAACTTAGTATAAGGAGGAAGGCTGATCGTGAATGGACGACTTGGGCTCGAGACTGTGACAGATAAGTTTACAGCACCGCGAGCAGCAGTCTTTGATCGTGGGATGTATCCTAAGATATTTGCATGAGACACGACAGAAGAACGAAGCTGAGCGGTATTCAGAAATGATTCGTTCAACGCAAAGTTAGCGATCAACCCGTTAATATGAGTATTATATGCGAGTACGTCCAAGATATTAGACAGACCTGAAGTTTCAAAGTCGTAGTCAGAGAACTCAGACTGTTGTCTAAGGTATTCTTTTAATCTTGACTTAATATCGCTAAAATCTAAGTCAGTCGGTTGGATAGCCATTTATCTTACCCTCGAGATTGTTATGTCAAGAGACACAGTCTCAGTTGTGTTTATTACTTCAAAGATCACAGTCACCTTTGCGTCGTGGATGTCTGGAAATATAAAAACTTGAACATCTTTGATCGCAACTCTTGGTTCATAGTTAACGATGGTTGAAACGATCTGTTCTTTTATCTCATCTACATCAAAGTCTTCTGATAATGAAAATAGAAACCTATTTAAGTCTCCGCCATATAGCGGGTTAAAAGGCTTTTCAGTCATGTTGGTCAACAAGAGGTTCTTGATAGCCTGCTTTACTGCGGCCGCATCCCTTTTCTTG